ATACTATAAAAAGTATTTTTTCTTTAAGACAAGCTAAACAACTAAGAAATAGTTTACTTTCTTCTAAATACCTTCTTACTGAAACTTCAGATGTTAAAGTTACTGAAACAATAGTTTCTAATAAGAACATCTGTAAGCTTTTTGATATAAGGTCTGACAAAATAAACTTTGCAGAATTTTATAACATTTATCCTATTAGAGTTGGAAGTAGAGTTCTTAGAGCTGCTGATATAGATACTGTTTTAGGGAAAAAGCATGAGAAAAAGTATCTAGCTAAAATTAAAACTATAGATGCTCATGAAAAAGCTAAAACTGCAACTGAATTATTTATAAACAAACAAAGAGTGGCAGGAAGCTTACCCTACCTACCCAACATAGAAACAGTAATTAATAATGCTATGTGGGAACAATGGATAGTATTTAAACAGCGAGAAGGGGAGGAAAGTTCTTCCTGGAATACAGAAACAATATAAATATGGCAAAAATAGATTATTGGAAAAGAATTAGGGAAGACATTGATAACGGCCTTAAAGGTTATAATCAAGGTTTACCTAATGGCTTTGAGCGATTAAACAAACATGTTTCAAATATTCAACAAAAAACTTTCTACACTATTGGAGGAGCTACTGGTACAGGTAAAACAGCTTTTGTAGATAGTGCATTTTTATTTGCCCCTTATGATTATTTAAAGGCAAATAAAAGCATTTATTCATTAGAAATTATCTACTATAGTTTAGAGATTCCACCAGAAGATAAAATAAGAAAGTTAATTTGTTTTAAATTAAAAGAAATGTTTGATATTTCATTGACTCCTAAACAATTAAGGAGTCAAGGAGATTACCGATTAAACCCTAAATATATTCCTTATATAGACCAATTAGAAGAATACTTTAGAGAAATGCAAGAAACTGTATTACACTTTAGGCCTTCTATGAGTCCTGATTATTTGTATAAGGATATTATGGGATATGCGGAAAAAAGAGGTACATTAATTAGAAATAGTGATGGGATAATTATTGATTACAAACCCAAAAATCCCTTTTTAATTACTGAAATTATTATTGACCACTCTAACCTTATAGACCTTAATAAACAAGACAAATCAAAAAAAGAAGCAATTGACAGAGCATCTAAAATGTTAGTATTTTTTAGAAACATGTTTAGTTTTAGTCCTATAATAGTTAGTCAGTTTAACAGAGGAATAGAAGGAATGGATAGAAAGAAATTAGATTCTCAAGAACCTCAGCTTTCTGACTTTAAAGAAACAGGGGCTACTCAAGAAGATGCTAATATTGTTCTTGGTTTATTTAATCCTTTTAGGTATGGAATAGAAACCCATCGAGGGTATCCTGTGGATAAGATTAAAAGATTTTATAGGTCATTACATGTTCTTAAAAATAGGGATGGTGCTGATAATTTAGCATTAGGACTTCATTTTGATGGTTCTACGGGTAAATTTAAAGAACTACCTACTACTAAAGAATTAAGTGAAGACCCACAATTATTACAAAAAATATTAAATTATGGAAAAACAAACGATGGAGGTGCTTAGCTCTTTGATTATAGAATGGGCAAAAGAAAAAAGTATTAATAATAAAGAACGTCAGTATTTAAAAATAGTAGAAGAAGTTGGAGAAACTTGTGGAGCTATTTTAAAAAATAATCGTGAAGAGATTATTGATGGTATTGGGGATATAGGAGTTACTCTTATTATTTATGCTTGGCAGTTCAATGCTAACTTAGATTTTAAAAAATGTCAAGAAGCACAAAAAAAAGAAACTAGTGCTGAAGAAGATGTTATTGTAGAAAACATTTTTATGTCTCTTTATGAATTTGATTTTTCAGATGCGTTAATTCACACTGTTAATTTAGCTAATAAACAAGACTTAAACTTTGAAGAATGCTTAAACTCTGCTTGGCAAGTAATCAAAGATCGTAAAGGTAAAACAGTAGATGGAACTTTTATTAAAGAAGGGGATGATAAATAAAAAAACTAAAATTGGAGTTGATATTGTTGAAGATTTTAAAAAAGGAAATATTGATGTAATGGTTCAAGGCTGTAATTGTTTTCATACTATGGGAGCAGGACTTGCTTATCAAATAGCTAAATCATATCCTGAAGCTCTTTTAGAAGATTGTAAAACTGAGTACGCTAGTCCTTTAAAATTAGGAAATTACAGCAAAGTAAAAATTGGTAAACAAGTTATCATTAATGCCTATACTCAATATTATCCAGGACCTAACTTTGAATATGCAAGTCTCATTAAATTTCTTAAAAAACTCAATACTAAGTTTAAAGGGAAAGGTTTAATTATGGGATTTCCTAAAATAGGATGTGGTATTGGAGGTGGTAATTGGGAAATGGTAGAATCATTAATAGAGAAACTAACTCCTGATCTAAAAATTTATATTTATGATAACAGAGTTAAAAGATTGGGTAAAGGAAAAATTGACAAAATATCCTAAACTTAGAGATTCTAACGAAAAGCTCTACTATAAGTACTTATTAGAAACAGGTTATGATACTTCTAAAAATGTAAAAGAGTTTTTAAAAGATATGGAAACCAGAGAAATAAAGTACTTAGATTCTATTGGAAGAGCATCTCGATTAGTACAAGAAGAACACCCTCATTTAAGAGGTAAAAATTGGAAAAAACGTAAGAAAAAAAGCGTAGATGTAAAGCATGAAATGCTTGCAAATAAGGCTTAAAATGCTTATATTTAGTTAATTAATTTAATATTTATTTATGGCGCATTTAGTGTTTGTAGTGGGTAAAAGTGGAATGGGAAAAAGTACTTCCTTAAGAAATTTAAACCCTGATGAAACTGTGATTATTAACACAGACCAAAAGGCTTTGCCTTTTAAGAAATTTAATGAAAAATATAATGAAGAAAAGGGTAATTACCTTAAAACTTCTAATGTAGAGGATGTAGTGAAAAAGCTAAAAGAAGCTCACAAAAATCCCGAAGTTAAAACTGTTATTATTGATACTTGGTCAAGAATTATGACAGATTTTATAATGTCAGAAGCTTTTAGAAAAAACTCTGGATTTGAAAAATGGGCAAAGTTAAGTGGTGGTCAATATGATTTATTGAACACTATTAATGAAAAAATGAGAGACGATATGATTGTTTATTTGTTTGCTCATCCAGAAACTATTTATGATGAAGATGGGTTTTCAAATGAACGTATTGCTGTACAAGGTAAGCAGTTAGAAAAGTTTGCTCCTGAAAGCTTTAGCTCTATTGTGCTATATGCTGAAATAGAAGTTACCCCTTCAGAAAATAAACATTTATTTAGAACTGTTTCTTCAGGTAGAGATACTTGTAAAACACCTATTGATATGTTTGAAGAAAAAACAATAGAAAATGATTTAACGTTAGTTAATCAAGCAATCCAAGAATATTATTAATAGACGGCATTAAAATAGTAATTAGCTAAAGAGGTTATCTAATCGTCACAACGAAATAAAAGAATTACTATTTAAGAAAAAATATTAATGAATATTCAAATTACACAATTATTAATTAAATTTTCAAAAAAGAGAGAAAATGGAAAATGTAAATTGGGGAGTCCCAACACTTAGAAAAAGAAAAGAAGAAAAGTATTCAACACCTGTAGTGGCTATGAGCTCACTATCTATTAAAGGAGCAGGTCGTAAGTTTTCATTCAACAAAGCTGCACAAGAAGCTATGGGAATGGATAGTGAAAAAGAACAATCAATCCTAGTAGGTTTTGACGATGAAAATCAAGTTTATTTTAAAGTTATAGATGGAGAATCTGCTAGTGGATATAAACTTACTCAATCTGGTACTTTTAGTAATAAAAAAGTATATGAGTTCATTGCTAAAAACTTAGAGTTAGATACTGAAGTAGAAAATGAATTTTCAGTAGTATCTTTACCTAATGGAACTTTTAAAATGGAGTCTCTCCAAGTAATAGATAAGTCTGAAGCATTGCCTCAATCGGCACCTGTAGAAGAAGAAACTGTCTATGAAGAGCCTGCTACAAAT